GATTTACTGAGTATATATCACCAAATGAAACTAACGAGAATTATATATACATACAAGATTAATTATGAGTGAAATAAAAAAATACGACCTAAAGAGAATCAACTTTGACCGAGCATCGGTTCCTGTTTTTTCTGAAGTTTTACAAAGATACCCTTGGGTATATTACGGAGATCAGAACTTATTACCTCAATACTTTATTGAGTTATATGATAACTGTGCAATTCATAAAGCAGTGATTACATCTAAGGTAAATCAGATTATGGGTGATGGTGTTGTATCATTAAACAATCCAATGGCAACAGTTAATCTAATTAATCCAACTGAGAATGTGTCTGATGTAATGAGAAAATGTGCATTGGACTTTATGATGTTTGGTGGGTTTAGTTTACAGATTGTAAAATCAAGAGATGGTTCAATTGCTGAGATTTATCATTTGGACTTCAGTAGAGTTAGAAGTGGAAAGTTAAACGAAGATGATAAGATAGATACATATTATTATTCAGCTCATTGGAAAGATACAAGAAAATATCCACCTCAAGAATATCCCGCATTCAACATGGATGATAATTCACCAAATCAAATTTATTATTATAAGACATATGTTCCATCAATGAGTTACTATCCTGTACCTGATTGGTCCGCAGGACAAAGAGCAATTGAGATTGATATTGAAACTAAGAACTTCCATATGAACAATTTACGTTCAGGTATGGTTCCAAGTTTGTTTATCAATATGAATGGTGGAATACCTGGCGAGGAAGAACAAAGAATCTTAACACGTGCATTGGAAGAACAATACGCAGGTACAGATAACGCAGGTCAAGCAATCATATCATTCAACGAAAGTAAAGATACTGCTCCTGAGATTATACAAATCCCAAGAAACGATAATGATAGTTACTATCAAACAATGAACGATGATATTACACGTTCAATCTTATCTGCACATAGAGTAAGTAGTGCTGAATTATTTGGTATTGCAACTGCAGGTAAATTAGGTTCATCAAATGAGATTATTGAACATAGTGAATATTTTAGAAAGATGGTTATCCAACCATTCCAAAATTGTATGTTACCGGTGTTTAATAAATTGGTTTCAATCAAGTTTGAGAAGCCTACTACATTTGAAGTTAAACCATTAAGTTTATTCTTAACAGGTGATGTTAAAGAAAATCCAATTGTAGATGATGTTCCTGTAACTCCTGTTCAAGTTCCTGACCAACAAGAAATGGCGGTGAATGAAAATATCAAGAAATTGTCAGGTAGAGAATATCAAGGTTTATTAAGAATTGTAAGAGAATACAATAAAGAAAAAATAACAAAAGGACAAGCGATGCAGATGTTAATGTCAGGTTATGGATTAACTGAAGAACAATGTGTTGCGTGGTTAGGTGAAGAAGAATTAAATTATAATTAACGATGGGTGTATTATTAATATCAGAAACAAAATTAAAGAACTTTACAAATATCAATAAAAATGTTGATATGGATGTTCTTAAAGCGGAGGTACAAATTGCACAAGATATTGACCTTCAAACAATCTTGGGTACTTTATTTTACAAACACTTATTATCACAAGTAAGTGCTACAGGTAATACTTTTAACGCTGAAGAAACAACATTGGTAAATGAATACATTCAACCATACTTGATTCAAACTGCATACTTCAACGCTATCCCACATATTATGTATCGTACTATGAATAATGGTATTGTACAAGGTACTATGGAGAACGCAACATCTGTAGATATTGCAACTATGCAGTATTTGAGAAACATACAAAAATCACGTGCTGACTTCTATATGACACGTCTACAGGATTATCTATTGATTGGTAAAGGAAGTAATGTGTTCCCACAATATAATACACAATCAACAAGAGATGGTATGATACCTGACAGATCTCAGAAGTATATGAGTGGTATATCATTAAAGAACACAACACGTAAAGGTTATTCAATGAGAAACATTGGTAGACAATTTAGTGTATATAGTGAATTAGAGAATGAAAACCCTCCATGTCAAGATTGTTATTAAAATTAAATTATGAATATAGATTTTTATTTACCACGACCAACTGATGATGAACTAAACTTAGGTGCTAAGTCCGATTATTTTGAAAGGATTTTACCGATGGATTTAGATAAAAAATATAAAATAAGTCAAAATGAATTAACTTTTTGGATTAGTCATAACTACCAATCGGTATTTTTATTAGATGAAGAATTAAGTTTAACCGCAGTAAAAAAATTAAACAAATGAGTAACAGATTAGAAAAGATTATTAATTTAAAGTTAAACAACTTTGAAATTAAATTACCTAAGAAAAAAGAAATGATTGAACCTAACCCTTGTTGGGAAGGTTATGAAGCTATTGGTACAAAGATAGTGGATGGTCGTGAAGTACCTAATTGTGTACCTATTAAAGAGAACCAATCTAAACAAGAGTTCGTAATACCTACTCCAAGTGCTAATGAAAGTGAAAGTGAGTATATTGGTCGTTGTATGTCTGCAATAAGTGGTGAGTATGATACTCAAGAACAAGCGTTAGCGGTTTGTTATGCACAACTTGAAAAGTAAGATATTGGATGTCTATGTAAGGATTGCTCTTGTATGGGTAATCTTTGCCTTAGGATTCAATGTATTTGTGTTAGTGAGGGGATTAATTTTATAAAAGATATTGTCTGGCAAAAATATTGTTTGGCAAAATCATGCCAGACAATATTCAGTTTGATCAATAAAAAACCCCATCCAAGAATGGACAGGGTATAGAATAGGAAGTTATGAGAAACCTACACTAATCTCTTATTTAAATTTATTATATACTTTCAATTCCTTTTCAGTCATTCTAAAATAATAATTTGAGTGATATACTCCAATCATATTTTGTAATAATTGAAATTCTTCTTCAGTAAACTGTTTATTAATAAGTTTAGTTCTTGTACGTTTAGGTTTCTCGGTTAATAACTTATCAACCTTTTGAACCGTATTGACCAACTTGTTTAGGTCGTTGAATATATTACTCATAATTTATTTTTTAATATTAAACTCCCATTTTTTTTAACATAGACATAAGTTCAGTATCACTCATTTTCTTCTCATAATGATATGAAATACCGTTATACTCATCATTAATTAATACATCTAATTCAGTTAAGATGTATATATTGTTACAAATTAATGTATGTAACATATTGATTGTTTTATTATCGTAATCAACATCACGTGTTTTTAAAGGTTGAAGACCATCTTCAAAACCACATGCTTTATTGTAATGTAAAATGAACTGAGGTAATTGATTTAATAACGCTTCTGACCATTCATCAGTTGTTTTGAAATTTGGATGTTTACCTTTTAAAATTAAACCTAATTGATTTTTCAACGTATTTTTATGAATACTAATGTCCAAAGGTTTATTATCAGGACTACTCATTAAAGAACCAAAACCTGAACGACTATCGTTCTTGTAATAAAATCCAATACTGATTAACTTATGATTTTTGTCGTTAATCTGTGTGTCTGTTTGAAATACAGTGTTAGTCATAACTATAATTTTTAATTGTGAGATGTAAAGGTAGGGAACTTTTTGTTCCCCACCAAATTTGTTTTAAAATTTTGTATTAACATAATCTAAAGAACCATTTGTGTAATCAATACAAACTGTTGATATTGGACTAAAATCTTTTGTAACAGATTGGTAAGAACCTGCAATAATGTTACACATCCAACTTTTATACTTTGATGGACTTAACTTTTTAGTTTCGTTCAAATCTTTTTTGTTAAGTTCATTTACTGTACTCATAAACCAATTACAATAACTTGTATAAGTTTTGTTGGTTATTAATAGATGTTCGTTGTTATCTACTTTACTTGTCTTAAGTAAATGAATTACTTCTTGTTGTGTGATAATCTTTGTCATAACTTTTTGTTTTAAACATCTACCTGATGTTTGTTACACAAAGATACGACAGGATTATAATACCATCCAAATTTATTTTAAAAAAGTTATCCACATAGTTATCCACATTGAGATCTCACTCAATGTTGTCTGGCAATTGCCAAACAATATGTAAATTAAAAAACCCCCCTAAGAATAGGGGGGTCAAAACTAATGAAAA